TGCATCTGATCCCAGGTGGCATTGTCGATCATGTCAGCGAAGGTCAGGATGCTCGGAATCTTGGCGTTGTCCTTGCCAAAGAACTCAGCGTTCCACCTCTGCATCGCCAGGTCGCCCGCCGCCACCGTAGCCAGGGATTCGATCGGCGACAGGCCGATAAATGGATTGAGCGGGTGAAAGCGCTTGAAGTGCACGATCTGCCAAGGGGGCAGCATGAGCGCCTGGCCATGGCCATCATTGAACTCATAGCCCTTCACGTACATGCGCCCATCAGGTACCGGCCGGACCTGATGACTGGGCAGCAGCCAGAGCTCGTCCGGCTTCTGGCCTTCACCCGAGGCGTTCACGTACCAGTAGGCGTTGCCGGTAAGAGCACGATAGGCGAATGTCCCTACCAGGAACTCGAACCGCGACATCAGCGGATTTGGGTGAGCAAGGAGGAGCTCGAATGGATGATTGGTGATCTCCTCTTCGTCCTCAGCAACCAGCCGGCGCACACTGAACGCCTGGCTGGCAGCGGCTTCGGCAACTGTATCAACAGCGATCGCCACCCAGGACAGCCGCTGGTACAGCTCAGATTGCGCCTCCGGCAATTGATAATCCGGCAGGCTCCAGCGATAGGCATCGGCCTGGCGCAGGATCGGTTCCGGGTAGGCCGGCTTCGCCTTGGTGCGCAGCAGATCAGCGATCAGTGCCACGTAATGCCCTCAATTCCACAATCACTACCAGGAATACACCAGCCGCAATGACAGCCGCCGGCACCGATACCAGAGCAATGCCAGCAACAATGGCGGCCACGCCGACGTATTCCAGGGCGTCGTACCATCTCTCGCTCATATGAACGCCACCAACTCTGCCGCCGCTGGTTGCAGCGCCGCCTTGAGCGCCAGGGCGCGAGCAATGACCGTGTCGTCATGCAGCCCTTCCGGTGCGCTGTAGCTGCTCCTGCCAGTGACCGCGCTCACTCTGCGTTCGTAGGCCTCCAGCTCCCCAGTCCATACCGGGTCCGGTTGCCACTGCACCTGGCCCTGCTCGAACGCCAGGGCCAGCGATTCAATCAGCATGCTCTTGGTCGTCGCTGTCGTCTGGAAGCCGCGCACCGGCAGACCATCACGTTGCAGCACCTCTATGATCGGATCGCCGATGCTGTTCGACTCGGCCAAGATCAGGCTCGGCTGCCAGCGATTAGCCAGAGCCTGCAGCCGGCCGCGCTGGACGACGTAATCAATTTGGTTGAACCGGTCGCGCGCCACCTCCCGCTGGCAATCAGCGCAGACAAGGCTGATCGCCGTAAAGTCCTCTTGCTTGCCCCAGTCCACACCGGCCACGATGCGGTGGCCGCGATGTTCCTCAGGGCTGCTGAGCGGCGCCTGCAGACAGGCAGATAGATTGCGGAAGACACTGCCTGCGCCTTCGATGAACTCGGCCAGATACTCTTGGCGAAATACGTCCTCGGGCAGATCGCGGCGAGCACTCTCGATCTCAGCCGGGTCAATGAACGGATTGGCCGCTGTTGGAAAAGACCAACTTTGCCAGTCGCCCCCTTCGAGACCGCGTTGGTAATGCCGCCAGAACCAATTGCGGCCCCGAGGTGTACTGATGAACAAAGCGCCGCCCTTGCGATCCGACAGGGCCGGCCGCAGCGCTTCCTGCCAGGCGTCCTCGACCACAAACGCACACTCATCCACGACGACGAAATCCAGGCCCTCACCCCGCAGGCTGTCGGGATCATCAGCCGATCGTACCTGCACGCTACCACCGCCCAGGAATGTCACCATCATGTCGCCATCGCGGATCGCCGCCCCGGGGAGCTGTGCCGCAAGCTGACGGATAAGCCGCCAGCCAACCGCTGCCACTTTGTAGGTCGGCGCCACCCACCAGGCACGTCCTTTCTGCAAAGCAGTGACAATGCAGAGCACTGCGCCGAGTCTGGTCTTGCCCCAACGGCGACCACATGCCAGGACGCGGAATCGCGCTGTGCTATCGCGCACCTCGCGTTGCCCGGAATGTAGAGGCGGCAAGGTGATCTCAATCAGTTTGCTCCGGCCAGCGGATGACAACATCTAACCCGCCAGACATATTCACGTCGGTCTCGTTGCGCGGCGGCCCGTCCACCTGGCCGTACAGCCAGCGCACCAGTTCAAGCCAGTCCTGGCCGGTCATCGGGAACTCTATGCCATTGGGCAACTGCACAACTCCATTCATGATTGCCTGCCACAGCGCTGTTCCCAACCAGCGCTTGGCCGCCATGCGCTTGCCGTTGATCTCAATAGTCTTCGACCCGGCCTGCTCCAACAGGCGGGTGAGGGCCCTATTTTTCTTTGGTCTACCCCGGGGGTTGCCGGATTGACCCTTTTGCCAAGCGCCCATCTGATGCCTTCTGTAAAGCAGACAAAGTTTTACTTCTGACCGTCATCATCCAGCTGCCATACGGGGTCATGGCCAAGCTCGGTGATTTGATTGCACAACAGCTTGATGCCCTCGCGCAGCGTAGAAATGACCGTCTTCTGCCGCTGCACCTCGGCCTCCAGTGCTGCCACCCGCTCCTGGAGGGGCTTCAACAGCGCGAGGACTGTCTGCGTGATTGCCGCTGTCGCCTCCCCCTCCGCTTTGCGCCGATTGGCCAAAGCAACCGCTAATGCCGAAAGACCTGTCACGACTGCGAGGATGACTCCGGCATCAAGGTCCATAAGGCGGCTAGCCACGGACCGCCTTCTGGCCGCTGTAGAGGCCGGCAGCCGCCAGGCCCGAAAGAAGTCCCGCCATCTCGACCTGGAGCCAGGTGCCAGCGGCAGGTGAGTCCAATTTGAACGCGGTTGCTAGTAGCAGCCCGAGGCCCACGGCCAACGGCGCTGCCCACCGCGAGCTGAGGCCAGAGTTCTTGGCCAGCTGGACAACGGCTATGATCACCACAGCCGCCGGCACCCCATAGATAACCAGGTCCATATATCGCTCCTAACAGAGAGTCGGCCCTACATACATTATACAAGGCCGACCCCCGAATTCCGTCCGAATTGAAACTCAATTGAAAATTGGTCACTCAAGTTCTTGCATTGCGACCACCTGCCAGCCATCTACATCGCGATAGATCGGCAGGACCCGGCTGAGGCGGCAGAGAATACGGTAGGCACCGTCTTCGCTCAGGTGCAGAATCATCGCCGCCTCCTCATGTGAGATGCATTCGCCGTGGGCCAGCCACCAGGTCAGGATAGCTGCCCGTTCAACCGGGGTTTCCGGGTCCTCGCCTGGCAATCGCATCAACCCTCCTGACGCCTCCGTGCAGCAGGAGCGGATCGCATCAGACCCACCTCGATCTCGACCCCTGCTGTCGTGGCATCCTGATCCAATGTCACTATCAAACTGCGCACTTGATGGTCGTCTTCATAGACAATCCCGTTCATCCCATCGAGGCAGGCTTTGGCGAGATTATCGCAGTCGGCCCGGGCGGGGGCGTGGCAGAAACGCAGAATGACATAGACTGGCTCAGCAGTGCATTGCCAACCCTGAACCAGGATTGCCTGCCGTGCCGTCCAGGCCAGAACCTGCTCGAATGCTTGCGTCCGGGCGGGCGTATAGACGTGACCGCCGCGTCCCAGTCTAGGCCGGGCCTTGGGAACCGGTTTGGCGTGGACCGTGAACCGCAGCGGCCGCACCGGTGTAAGACCTTCTATCACATCCTGCAGGCTGTCGAGTTCACGCAGAAGGCGAGCCCGCTCCACAGTGCATATAGCCAACTCCTCCTCAGGCGTGCCGCGCACAACCGGCATCAGCAGTTACCCTGCCGCTCTTCGCCACCGTTACCGGGAGGCATGTAACACATGGTCTGGTTGGTGAACTCGTAGTAAGGCGGGTAGTAACCCCAAAACACCTGCCGTATTCCGGGTGTTACCAGCCGCTGCGTTTCTGGCGTCACTGGGATGGATCGCTGCGGCACACCGGCAACAATGACACTCTTGTCCTCGCTCACCTCCTCCACTTCCCATCTGAGAACCCGACCCCAACCGTAGACACGCTTCTTGCCAATTGCCGCGATCGTCGCCAACAGGTCTTTGATAGCAGCAGCATCACCAACTGCCCACCAGCGGACCCAGGGCGCAACACGATAGAAGACTGGCATGTGGTAGGCCTTGTAGCGCCCCTTGCTGGTCTCGATCCGACTTACAGCAACATCCAGGAGGTTGGTGTGCTTGCCCGAGTCCTCACGCTTGTTCCAATAATCGCGGCCCTCAGCGAAAGGCCGGCCCCACTCAGCAAACGAGCAGGCGTAATAGCGATACTCACCGTCATAGACCATCAGCAGGGGGAGCGTTGGCGCCATCATCTCTCTCGAAAGGGCAGCCAGCGAACCCTGTCCAGGGATGCTTGCCTCTGGCTGGCCATTGAACTGGCGCCGGCACGCCTCGTAGAGCAGTATGCCGTCGAGCGGCAGATACGGGTCAGAGATAACGCCGCAACGGAGCCAGGCAGTAATGCGGATCGGTCTAAACATAGATCGCCAGCTTCGGGAATTCGGCTACCAGCCGATTCCACAATCCTGGGTCGAGACGCTTCAGATAAGCGTAGCGGCCAAAGCCAACGGCAGCGGCACCGAGAACTGGAGCGATCCTCATCTCTTCCCGCTTTAGCCCCAATGCCGCCATCTTGTCGTATGCCGGGTTGTACGGTACCTGGAACGTGGCCAGGTAGGCCCAGATATCATCGACGCTCCAGAAAGCCAGCGGGCAGAGATGCCAGATGCCGTCCTCCTGGCAGAAATAGAACTCGCCCTTACGCAGAGCATTGAAATGCCGGCCAGTGCTTTCGTCTGCCCGCAGGCCAATTGCAACGGTCTCCAGGCTGAAGCGCTGGACAAACTCGGCTGAGGGCTCCTGGATCAGATGCTGGCCGAAATTGAACTCCAGGTCCGGCGTGCTAGTTGGGTGGCCCCAATAGCCACCCTGGCGGCACATTTCGAGCAGTGACGGCTTGGCAGCTATCACTGTGACGTTGGCGGTGGCGGCAATGAACTCGTAAGTGTCGCCAAGCTGGGCACCATCATCGAAGAACGCCGCCGGCGCCTCGGGGACAATCGAGCGGACAAGATGCAGCAGCACCGTGCTATCCTTGCCGCCCGAGAAGGCGACGCCGATTGGGCCTGCCAGGGCAGCTTTTTCAATCAAACGCTTGGCCCGTTCGACCCTGCGCCTGAAAGAAGCAAGCTGCCCCAGCAAGTAGTCCGCCTTGCGGACTACTTCTCCTGCGGCCGCTTCTCGGCCATATCTCACCTCCTCATTGCATAGCATTCAGGAGCTCCCGGATGGCAGCAGCATTGTCGGACAGGTGCTTGTCGTAGGCCGCGCCAGCCGGCAGGGCTACCTGCGTACCCTGCGTTTTCAGCCGTGGGTTGATCTCGCACCAATCGAACTGCACGGCAATCTTGCCCATCCCGACCCGGCTCATGCCGCCGATGTATGGCCGCTTCGAAAACACTGCCAGACAGGAGAGAAAAGCTTCGTATTCGAGTTCGTTCAGGTCATGCAGAAGGATTTCCCAGTAGAACTCGCTGCCGGCGGCAAAGGTCTCAACGAAATAGCGCATCTGCTGGTGCTCGCCCACGGAATCATCTGCCACATTCTCGCCCTGGCGCTGCTTCTCCCGTTTCGCGGCCGCTGACACTTCGAGAAGGTGCCGAACCTCAGGAGCAATCAGTAAGCGCAGATTCTCGTTCTTCTCGTCGTCGCGCCGGGTATAAGCCTCTTCCTGAAGCATTTCCCAGACGGACCGGTCCTTGTTGGCGAACCGATCCGGGACGATCAAGGCCGTCTCTCGGCAAAGGGGGAACAGTTTGCCGACTGTAAGCTTGCCCTCCATGATCTGGTTCCCCATTGCACCGCCAAATACAGAAACGAGCGGGATCAGGCGGCGGAGCTCACGGGCAGCATCAATATCCAGGCCGCGATCGCCAACCTTGGTAAGGGCACCACCAGAGAAGAGAAAGTAGAAGGCCGGCAAGGGCAGGCCATGCACTTCCCCTGTCTCCTCGTCCACGCCATAGCCGAGCCGGCGGCACATGTAGAGCATGCCGCAATCGCGCAGCTGGCCACGAACACTGTTGCCGGAGATGATCGGGATTTCCTCGATCCCGTCGGGGGTGACGACCTTTTCACGCCGCAGTTTGGCGTTGATCCCGAGCGTCTCGCCGATATGAGAAATGCTAGACAGAGCGGTTACAAGACCCTCAAACTGGTAATCCATTACCATCTCCTTCCTGCCAGAATGCATCGTCGGCGATCTCGGCATCGTCCCATTCATCCATCTCAGCGGCAGCCCGTTCGGCCCGTTGTGCCTTACGTTCTTCCGACCAGACTCGGACCTGCAGCACCAGCGTGGTCGCTTCGTCGCGGAACAAACGCAGCAGTTGCCTCTCCTCGGCAGGGGAGAGACTGTTGAGCAGTGTCTCGATCTGAGAGCGCTGGGCCTTATTCGTGCCCAGCAGTGGGACCTGCATCTTAGAACAGAGTGAGTTGACGAATCGGCTCAGGCTGTTCGTGTACGCCGCGCTGCGCACGTTGTCCGTCAGGATGCCCCAATACTTCAGCCGCTTCTCGCCCCACACCGACCAGTCCATGCTCAGGTGTACTGCCTGAATCAGTCTCGCTGCCGTCTCTTCCAATTCCAACGTCTGCCTCCTTCTGGGCCAGAAATAGAGCCAAGGCGAATAACGATGAACCACGCCACGGTCGGAGTGATCCTTCGAGCACCCGCCAGGAGCTCAAGCCAAACTTCACAATGCGATGGGCGAGATAATCCCCAGTCTCAATTTCGTGCTTCGAAAAGAGCGTGAGGAGTGAGCACATTGCTGCGAGCAACGACTCCAGTCGTGCCATATCCGGCACCACCCGCTGCTCCTCAAATTGCCATAGGCCAGGCTGGGCACGAAAGAGCAGGTGTTTTTGGCCCGAATCGGCGATGACAGCCAGGGCCGCCTCAGGCAATAAGGCGACCATGCGTTTCTTCTCAGCCTTCGAGAGTGCATACCATTCACCAGCCACGACAAAGTGGCTGTAGTTGCGCATGCATTGCGGCTTGTCCTTGCCAAGGCGAGTTTGCAGAAGAGCGCTGCGCTCGTCGGCACAGAAAGCACAGGCCGGGCAGACCCAGTCGCTTTGCCACTGCCGCGCCTTGTCGTGGTCGGTGAACGTCACCTTCACGAACTCGCGATAAGGCACCGCCCGGCCGGGCAGGACAGCACCACAGAGCCAACATCTACCCTCAGCCGGAACCGCAGCGGCAACTTCGGGCTCACCAGCAGCTCGATAGAGCAATTCAGTCGCCGTCATTACTGCCGGCTCTCACTACTGGGATCATGCCATTCTCAAGCTGAGCAATGCGCTCCTGTGCGGCTTCGAGCGCGTGAGAGAGGCGCGTGATGCGGCCCTTCAGCGCCGCGATTTGGAGATACTGCATCTCGATGATCGTGCGCTGATTATCCAGCCGGTCCTCAAGAGTGAGAGGAATCTCAGATTTGTCCACTTACTTCCTCCTCTCCATCCAGGCCGTCGCGACGTGCAATCTGCCCACAGCCAAGCCAATTCGGATTCCACTTCTGCACCGCCACCCGGCCCGGGTGGTGTAAGCGGCGGAGTTCGTGTGCAATCTGGCATTTCCAGATGGGGTGTTGATCCGAATCGCGCACTATAGATACGTTCTCTAGCCAAGTGCAATCTCTGCATACGCCGGTCGCGAACCCAAATGCCCGGTGCATTCGAGCAATGGCCTCAGGTTCCTTACCCATTACCTGCTTCCTCCCGGCCACATATCATGCATGCTCCTCACGCCACACCTGCACGGCCTTGCGCAGGGCCTTGGCCGCCCTCTCGGCCGCATGGGCTTCACGTTGCACATCTTCTTCGTCCACGAGTCGACCCAGCTCGTGACAGATCGATGCATGCTGGTACTGATACTCCCGTTTCTCCCAGCGCTTGTCTGCATCTGCCCACTCGAGCACTGCGTCAATCAATGCCTTAGTGTCCGAGTCTGGCTCGTAGATGAGGATCGGTCGCTCGACGATCCGCTCAACCGGTTTCTCTGCCTTGTAGAGGCCTGCCTTGTAGGCAGCGAGGTCAGCGCGGGCCAGCCCGACCTCTACCTGGAGCAGCCCAATAAGCTCATGCGCTTGGATAACGTGATCACGCACCCAAGACAGACTGACAGAATCGAGAATATCACCAGGCTTATCAACGTTGTCGCTCATGCTTACTCCATTTGGGCTCTTGAGCCTCATGCTTCTTCTGTTCCCGTATCCACGCCACCTCTTGTGCCGCTTTACATATCGCCCGTGACTGGGGATTGCACACATCCTTGCACTCATCCGCCCTGCCCCACATCTCCCAGCCAAGCGTCAGCACGTGGCAGCCAGAAGCAACAAAGGCCTCGTAGAACTCGCGCAGTGCCCGCAGTTCTTGCTTTTTCCAATCCTTACCCATAGCCTCTACTCCGGCACACGCCGGGGCGCCAGCATGTATATGTGCTCGCCCTCGTGCAGCTGCGTTGCGCAGATACGGCCCAACGGCATGCCGCCACCGTCCACCAGGCCGATGCTCACGTGCTCACTCTCGACCGTGCCCAGGAACTCCAACAGCAATTGCACGCCGAGAGCGATCCTCGCCTGGTTCTCAGTGACAGCATCCACCGTGATTTCACACGAGCCCGTGCTCTCCTCGCCGCCGCTGAGCTTCAGCCCGCCGTCAGCACTCGGCCACTCAAGCCGCACCGAGCCATCTTTCGGCGCGACCTTATCAACGCGTTTGAGAGCGGCGACGAGATCCGCCACAGCGACAAGACAATATGGCTGCATCAGCGGCAGGCTAAAGAAGTGCTGCCAGTTCGGATATTCCTCGGTGATCAATCGCGCCGTCACTTCGACGCGCAGATCAGCCTCACCATCACCCGTGATCTGTATCTTCGGTGTTTCCGTGTCAGCGAATAGGCTGATAGTGACGTCTCCCTTGCCGGCAAGCACACGCTTTGCGGCCGCAATCGTCGGCGCCGGTACGGTGAAGGCGGCCTCGGAGATGCCAGGGGCGGGAATCACCGGCAGCGTCCGCGTGGCAATGCGGAAGTTATCCGCACCGACCAGACGCATCTCGTCGTTAGTGAGGACAAAGCGGACGCCGCTGAGGGCATTACCCAAGCTGGGGTTGCAGGCATACTCGACTTGGCCCAATGCGCGTTTGAACGCCGGCGCGGCTACCATCCATGTGCCGCGCCACTCCGTGACTGCTGGCGTCTGATAAGCGTCAATCCCGTCCGAGTCATCCCAGGACGCAGCCAGGCGGGCCTTGCCCCGGCCTGCCATGTAACTGAGCTCCAGGATAGATGGAGCCTCAGCGGCCACCTGGCCCTCAACGAACCCAGGGCCCAGCGCAGCAATCAAATCGCCGAACATGGGAGCGGCAAGCACGATCGCCCCCGTTTCTCTCTCACCCACGTCCGGTAATGACAGCACCCGCACACCAGTCTGGCCATCGGTGCCAGTCATCTCAAGCGTGCCGTCTGCCTGTACCCTGAGCAGCACTCCCGAAAGGGCGGGTATAGTCCGCGCCTTCCCGGCCACGGTCCGCACCGCCTTGAGCATGGCCAGTAATGTCTCTTGCCTGGAACTGAATCTCACTAGAATCTGCCTCCGCTTGCTGTTCTCGTCGGTGTCGGCTTGCTGACACCCGCGCGACGGGGCCGGGATTCTCGCAAACCTGCTCTCACAGCCCTTTGACGGTGTTCGCAGGTTTCTCGCAAGAATTCTCGCACGCCCCCCTTAAGTGGGGGGGGCGTGCGCGAATAACAATATTCCAATTCCCGCACGACCTTTGCGAGAATCTGCGAGAATGCGAGAATCATTCGCCCTCACCGACTTTCGAGTAAAGAAACGGGCTGTTTCGTGTGCCAGCCCCTTCTTGGCGAACTTTCCCGATTGCGATCAATCCCTTCAGGTCGTACTCGATGCTTCTTATCCCCGGCAGCGGCACAGCGGAATCAGCCGGCCAGGACTGCCGGATCGCCTTGCTTGTCACCGGCACCTTGCTGAGCAGGCTGAGGATCACTCGCTGCCTGTCAGCAACCGTTGCCTGGGCCTTCGTTCCCCTGACGGTGTAGCCTTCGTCGCCAAGCCCGATCACGACCTCGGCTGGTGTCTCCTTGAACCGGCTGAGGCCTAGAAGCACGCGCCTCGTGTCCTCGGGCTCTTCCGCCTGATAGCGGCCGAACTCCAGGATGATGTCTACGAATCCCGGCAGGGCCCCAGAGCCACGGGAGCTGCGCCCCTGGCCCATGGGCGCCTTGCTCGGGTGGTGAGCGACGAGGAGACTGGCGCCGGCTTCGGTGATGCGGTGGAACTCGACGATGACAGTGGTCATCATCGCCGAGTCGTTCTCGTCCTCGATCGGCGCCTGGCTGCTGAGCGGGTCCAGGATCACGAGATCGTACCCATTTGCGATGACGGCATCGGCTACGAAACGCATGAACTGGCGCCAGGTCCGCAGGTCCGGTCGGCCGAGGAAGGGCCGGAAAATGAAGTGCACATTATCACTCAGGTCGAGCTCATCGCGGCGTTCGGCCCAGAGTGACGAATGCTCTTCGGTGATAATGAGCACCTTCCCCCGTGCCAGCGGCATACCGCAGAACATGCCGCCTCGTTCCATCGCCTTCACTAAGTGAGTCAGAAGCGTGGTCTTGCCGCTCTTCCACAGTCCAACCAACTCGGTGACGGCGCCGCTGGCGAGGTAGCCCTCCCATATCCAGTTGACGTGATCACCGTTCGGGTCGATCTGCGAGGCGGGCACGATCACCCAGCGCTCTGCCGGTTCGGGCGGCATCGGCGGGTCTTCGTCCGTCTCCGGGGTGACCGGCTCGGCGTCCTTGCTCTGACTGCCACCCACGGTCACCGTTGGCAGCCCTTCGATCGTCCAGGTGTTTGAGACCTTGGCCGCGATCCGCTTGTACTCGATCTCGGCCTGGCCATTGCGCCGGCCCGAGTACTTGTTGTACCCGAGGGCCTGATCGCGTTCCGCCAGGGCGGCGGCAATCAGGCTGGTGGTAGCGCCGGCAGCTCGCAGGGCCCGGCCGATGTGGAACAGGGTCTCCGAACGGTCAATGGACTGCGCCTCGGGCAGCTCCTTTTCCTGGCCATCGGTGGCATCGATCACCCGCCTGCCTTCCCAAAGAGCCATACCCCAGGCGGCCAATCGTACCGGTGGTTCCGGTCCGGTAACCGTTGCTTCTGCGGCTGCCTCTAGCTCTGTTTGGGCCTGCATCCGGTTCTGTGCCATTTCCAGCAGCCAATCCGGCAGGGCTGCCGGCGGCACGTCGGCCGGATCGCCCTGTACTTCCCAGTCATAGCGAAATGAACTGGCATGCAGGCTCGGCGGGGCGACCACATAGGCACCTTCTGCCTGGAGATCAATGCCCTGCGCCAGTTTCAACGAGCGGAGTTCCACGCCCTCCGGGTAGCGAAAGAACCAGTGATCACCCCCGCCGCCAGTCAAGCTGTGCATGGTTGGTGGCAGCTCACCATGCTCGCGTTCCAGGTCCCGCAGGCTGAAATCACCGCCGTGGCGCGGGTCCACGTCGAGTGCGATCAGTCCAGACGCTCTGCCCAGGATGATGCCGATGTTCGCGTCAGGAACAGTCGCCCACCAACGCCGGATCGTGGCCTCGTCGGTCGTCGCGTCCTTGCGGCCGTGCGGCACAAGCATCCGGTGTGGATGCTTGCCGGCACTCTTGCAGTTATGCACGCCGCAGGCGCATTGCAGGCTGGTCTTGTGCTCGCCTCGCACCGGGAAGAGCGGGATCACGGGCCAGCCGCGCCGGGCATAACTGAGTGCCGCTTCGAGCATGTTCACTTCTTCAGCCACCAGGAGTGCGCTCCTTACTGGCAGGGGCGCGCGCTGGCATCCATCGGGTGACGCCAGCGCGCTGATCATCAGAACGGCACGTCCTCAGACTCGACGTCCGCTACGACCGGGGCCGGCTTAGGTGTTGCCTTGCGCCGTGGTAGGCGGACCTTCTCAATGCGGTTGAACATCCCCTTGTCGGTGTCAGAGACCGAGACGTAGAGCATAACCTTTGTCCCAATCAGGGATTCCAGGTCGATCTCTTCACCCTTTTCCAGGGCTCGGCCGAGCATCCCTTCGACCCAGCCGCGCAGCTTGGCTTTGGGCGACATGGCTTTGCTGGCCAGGCCGCTCACCTCCGTGCCTCGGTTGTCCTCGTCGAGGAGCGAGAAAGTCATCTTGATGGTCGGTCCGAAACTCATTTCGAGCTCTTCGACTTTGGCGAGTTGGGCGGGGTATTCCCCCTCCTCAATCACCGTGTAATCCGTGGCGGTCAGTTTCATCGTCATTTTGTGCTCCTTTTGCCTTTTCCCACTCTGGGTTTCGGCTTTTGGTGTTATCTCGCCCCGGAGTGATCCGGCCCGATCCGGTCCTCCGAGGCGCAAATCTGCTGATGCGGGCAGTAGTCGCACAGGATCGTCCTGTGGGCCGGGAATTCCCCGGCCTGGATACCGAGCCAGGCTAGCTTCATCGAACGCCAATGCCGCTCCAGGTACTCCTCTTCCACCGCGATTGGCATCACCCGGCCCTGGATCGGGCCGTTGTTGCCACCAACCAGCAGGTGGAATTCCGCCCCGGTCGGTTCAATGCCGTTGACCTGACAGAGAAACCAATACATCGCCGGCTGGAGCTCAGAGAGGGCACGCTCCAGCACCCAGTGCCGGCCGGAGGTCTTGATGTCAATGATCCGGCCGTCTTTCGTCAGGCAGTCCAGGTAACCCACCAGCGGCAGGCCAATGCCGGGCATCTCGCCACGCAGTTCCAGTTCCACTGCCGCTACCTCGGAGGGATGGACGGCGCCTTTCATGCGCCGATACGTCTCCAGGTAACGGTATGTGCCGGCTACGGGCGGTTGATGCTCGCCTCGCCACCACGACTCGATTAGCCGGTGGATGCGCGTTCCCAGGTTCATCGCCCCGGTTGTCGGCTCTGCTAGACGGTCCAGGTAACGATAGCGCCAGCGACGCGGGCATTGCTGGTAGGTCTTGATGGATGAGGCGGACAGGTGATCGATCACTAGGCGGCCCTGCCGGGAACCTGGGCCAAGGGCCCACGCAATTCCTGAGCCAGGCGTGTCAGGCCACTTTCGACGGCAATGTTGGCCTGGACGCTCTCGTGCCAGGCACGCACGTCGCTACTGGCGCGGTCGCAGACTGCCTGGGCGCTTTCCACGATCTCGGCTGCCTCGGCCGGTTCGATTACGCCGTCCATCAGGGCGCTGCGCACAAAGCAAATCAGGAGCAGCGCGCTGTCATGCAGGTTCTTCGCTCGCTCCATGGCGCTCATCTCTTGGGCCGTATCGTCCAGGTGCAGATCACTAATCCTTCTCAGTTCGCGTTCCAGGATTGTCATCCCTGCCTCCGCATGTTATGCTTTGAGGACTGAGCGAAATCCGTTCTTGCCGGGGCTCTCCGTTGACGCGGAGAGCCCCGTTGTGTTAGCGGCTATCTGGCTTTTCCTGCTCTGCAGGCTGCTGCTTGAGCAGGGCAGGTCCTGAGTCTTCGTCCAATATCCACAAGGCAATGGTGGAAAGAGCGCACTGTTCCGATTCCACCATCCACCAGGCACAGTTCCGTCCGATGCACTCCCAGGCCGGCCAGGCCCCGAGTGGATTCATCGCCATCCGCAGCGGGCAACGTCTCAGCATTGGCCGCCGGCTCATGCTGGCACCTCGGTGATCTCACCTGTCTCGGCATCCACCCGACGCAGGAACTCGCGCGTCTCCCGCTCAGCGGCATAATGCTCGCGCGTCCAGCGGGCGATCTCCTCTTCCGCAGCCTGGTCGGCTTCGAGCTGTTGTGTGGCTCTTTCCAGGTCGGAACTGATGACTGCCTGGGGAACCTCCTCTACCTCGACGCAAGCCGGCCGCAGAGCCTTGGCTGCCTGCTCGAACGCCTTTGTGTCCAGCTTCAGCAGCCGGAAGTGTTTGTTCTCGATCGCCCAGGCGATTGCCCGCTCCGGCTCGTAGTGTGTGCGGGCGACAAGCCGGATTGAGACGCCCGGAACCGTCTTGCGGATACCGGTCAGGCGGTACACCTCCTCGGCACTGTCGCGCACCGCCAGCTCCAGATCGCGGGCGCGATCGGCGAGGGACCGCTCTGCTTGGAGGAGTTCAGCATTCTCCCGGGCGAAAGCTTGGCGCTTTTCTTCCAGCATCTCGTGGATGCTGGCGGCTGAACGGCGGGCGTCCGCCAGAGCCAGAACGAGTGCGGCGATCTCTTTCTCGGTTTTCATGCCACCTCCTTGAGGAGCGCGTTGATCTCCTCGATCTCGGCGATTGAGGCGCCCAGCTGCCAGGCTCGTTGTACCCAATAGGCAGCCTGGCCCTCGACGAATTCCACGTCCGCCGCGTCCTCCGGCCATTTCAGGTTCTCGTAGGCCCAGATCAATTGCTCGGTCCAGTAACGGCAGGTTTCGAGAGCTTGCTCTTTCGTCAGCATGTCGCATCTCCTCAATCGGGCCGCTGGTAGCTACTCACTGCCAGGGCGCTCATCACCACGATGCCCACGAATGCTCCGACGACGAGACCGGCCAGAAATGCGATCATTCATCGCCTCCACAGCGCTGCTATGATTGCTCGGGTGAAGATCATCCCGAGCAGCAGAATCGCTGTCGCCAGACAGATCACCGCGATCACTATCTCCGTTCAGCCCTCCTTCGGCGGCCAGATGTCCCTGGCCGACAGCCACAAACTCACGAGCATTCCGAGGCCCAACAGGAGAATCTGCCATGTTGCCATCTTCCGACCTCCGTAAGGCGATAAGCCGCACAATCTGCGGTGCGGCCTGAGCGACCAGGCGCAATCGCTGTGACTGCGACAATGAAAAAGCCGCCAGCTGCCAGGTCTGCTCGCTCATGCGGCATCCTGACAGCGGCGGCTGGAATCCTTGCCGGTGATTGTAGAGGCGGGCCCTACGATAGTAGGGTTCTCGGCTAAAAAAAGAAGGATGTCATTCCAGAGGTCCGAATAACGAAATGCCAGGGCGCGGAGCACTTTCGGCCCTGGGCGACGCCTGCCAGCGACGATATGCGGCCAATAGCTGGCACTCAGCCCGAGGGCGCGGGAGAAATCACTGCGCGTTAGCCCCTCGGCGGAGCGTCGCTCATCGGCTTTCTCGATCAGACGGTTCATCCGTCCTCCCCGTTCTCTATCCTCTACTATTGTAGTCCACTCGCCTACCATTTGTCAAGAGTCAACTTCAATCGTCCGACCTTGTGCTACAATCGTAGCGTGGCACTCTTGAGTATCAGTAGTCTCTAGGAACGATGAAGATGACCAGGTTTGGTAACAGGTTACGGGAACTTCGGGAGGGGGCGCGGCTGACACAGCGGGAGCTGGCGGAGCGTGCCGGCGTGGATGAATCCTACATTGGCCACCTCGAAAGCGGCCGGCGCGGGCTGCCGTCGCTGACTGTACTCGACACGCTCAGCCGGGCTTTGGACTATCCGCTAGACCTATTGCTGCGCGATATTGGTGTGCGGCTGCCAGATCGGGGCGAACTGGAGGACTGGCAGGAAGAGGTGCTTAGGGCACTTGAGGCTCTTTCGCCTGAGGAACGAGCGCTTCAGATAGAGCAGATACGGCTGCTTGCAGCGGCTCGGAGAGAACAACACCGTAGCGTCGCTGGAGGTCGAGGGCAATCCAAATAAGCTCTGCTGCCCCGAGGGTCGCGATAAGATCACGAACGTCATTGTCGGTTTGCGCCATTCTTGCACCTCGCCATCCAGGCCTGGATTAGCACATATGTGCTATGCCATTATACCGCTGCAGATGTTAGGATTCAATAGCCGAAATCGGTAAAAGGATTGCCGGAACCGGTAGTGGGAGGTCTCCATGACGCCAGAGACGCCACAGCAAACTGCCAGGCGCAAGACTTATAACCTGGCGATCGGGGTGGTGGCTTTCTTGATATTGGGTTGCGTCATCCTCGATCAGATCAACAGAATCCCAAAGCATGTGTCCTATGCCGTCACGGGCGATGCAACCCGGGCGCATGTCCATTATATGACTCCGACAGGAACGGTAGACCAGTATGTCTCGCTTCCATGGCAGAGCCAGGTTATGGCATTTAGCAGGTACGACAAAGGCAAGGTGGCTCTCATTGCCGCCGACAACATGCAAGAGTTTGGTAAGAGAGTTGATGTGAAAGCGGTCGTGGATGGCCGGACCGTCTGTTTCGAAACGGGCAAGGAAGACCAAGGATACATAGATGCCGTATGCAATGAGCGGCTCTGGTAAATGAGCCGCAGCAATCGCTCGCAGAAACACAATCGTTCCCTCGGGCCGGGCAGTGAGGTTTGGGCCTATCTGCGCGTGTCGGGAGACGAACAGGCTGATCGTGGCACGCCCATTCTCGGCCAGCGCCAAGCGATCGAAGCGTATTGCGCTCAGCATGGTTATTTCTTGGCCCGCATCTATACTGACGAAGCGATCAGTGGCAGCAGTGATGATCGGCCACAATTCCAGCTCATGATGGCTGATGCCGCCGCGAGCAACTCACACGGCCCGGCGGCGATCGTCCTTTGGGCTTGGTCCCGGTTCGCCCGCAACCAGAACGACGCGATGTTCTGGAAGGCCAGCCTGCGCCGCCAGGGCATCGAGATCGTGACGATCGAGGACGACATCCCCCGGGTTGACGGCTTCGAGACGATCATCGAGTCTCTGATCCACTGGAAGGACGAACAGAAGTTGCACGAGATCAGCGTCCAGTCCAAACGCGGCCAGCAAACTCTAGCCCGCATGGGTTACATCCCGGCCGGCGGCCCAGCGCCTCGGGGCTATAAGGTCGTGATCGAGACAGGCGAGGTTGGGGGCAAAGTGCGCCATTTGCGCCGCTGGGTCCCCGATCCCGAGATATGGCCAGTGGTGCGCCGAGCCTGGGAGATGCGTCTCGCCGGTGCCAGCTACCACCAGATCATCCGCGAGACCCGTCTTTACAAGAGTGCTGCCTGCCTGAACACCTTCTTCATGAACAGTGTCTACAAAGGCGAGGCCCATTTCGGGGATACCACCATCCCGATCGAGCCGGTTGTCACAGCGGAAGAATGGGAGCTCGTGCAACAGAACCGCATGTATCGCGGTGGCAGCCACGCCCGCCAGATAGTCAGCCAGTTCCTGTTATCCGGTCTCCTCAAGTGTGGCCGTTGCGGCAGCATGTTGTCCGGTGGCCACACGCCAGACAGGGTTCGCCGCGACGGCTACCGCCGCCAGGCCTGGCGCTATTATCAGTGCACCAAGCGCCACAACCAGAAAGCCTGTGACATGCCGCAAATCAAAGCCGTTGCGGTAGAGCAGGCCATCGTGGATTTCTTATTCGAGCAGGTGTTCACGCCTCAGGCTCTGGCATATTACCAGGAGCAGATCGAGGCAAAGATCAGCGCCGAGCGGCCCGATATCCAGGCCCGGCTGGAGCTGCTGCGCAACGAGTTACGGGACGTAGAGGGCCGCATTCAGAGGCTACTTGACGCGCTGGAGGATGGGCGCAGCGTTTCCGACCGCCTGGCCCTGCGTGAGACCGAGGCGGCAGCTCTTCGCCAGGAGATCGCCGCGCTCGAATATCAGGTCAGCGGCATGCGGCCGGCTACGACAGCTGATGTAGATGGACTGGCAGATGAACTGCGGGCTGCGCTGGCTGAGGGGCCGGTGGCCGAGGCGCGGGCGCTGGTCGCATCGGTCATCAGCGAGATCATTGTCGAGGATGGAGCAGTTCTGAGGGTGAGGTGGCGGCTCCCTTTTGGAGTTTCGACATAGCTTCACGAGGTGGGCCCACCGGCTTACCTCCTGAAGCTATGTCGGTAGTCAAGGTGGATCAGTCACTGCTGGCACCACAGCGGCGCAGAAGGTCTTCGACCGAACCGTCCTGGAGAGTTGCGAGGAATTAGGATAGGCTTCTGTACAGTCTGCGGTCAGCCAGCTTGCTCCGTTCTCGTGTCTGTTGCTATACGTCTTTCACAAGCTTCACTTCCCGCAGGGCATCAGCCATGTCCGCTCCCCTGAGCCAGGCTCGCTCCAAGGCGTCCGCCACTGCTAATGCCTGGCCAGGGCAAAAGCCACGCAGTTTTCCGACGAGCGCGTCGCCATCCACACCCCATTTCTCGTCAAGCTTGTTCAGCGCGATGGCATCTGCGACTTCTGCCCATAGCAGGCGGGCAGTATCGGCAGAAAATGAGATCCCGTTCGTCGCGTCCGCTAGCAATAAGGCCTCAGCCTCGCTGAACTGGACACTCGCCAGTTCATGCCGCAGCAGCGCGAAATAGCGCTGCAGGCACTCTCGTGCCTTCACTGAAGCGGTGGCAGGTGCGGCAAAGCCCGCACCTGTCCTTTCCCGGATATCCTGCTCCAACCCAACCGCGTGAAACTGCACTCTCATGTTTACTCCTCCTCGGCCAGAGCGAAGACTGGCACTTCTGCTTCGTCCGGAGTGGGCGCGATCGTCTCCCAAGTGGGCTTGCCGTCGTCATCGTAGCCGGTGAAAATCCGCACCCGCACCGTCACCCAGACAATGCCGCTGCTTGGCAGCTCGATGCCAAGCCAGCGCTGGGCCTCGGCGGCTAGCGGCGCCAGCATTGCGGCCGGGACGGGCATAGTATGCGGTTCGGTGGCATAGCCGTCGCAACCGCCCATTGTGTTGGGCAGGGACAGGCGGATTGTCCGCTGGTCCTCCTCGGTGTTGGCCGGCTCGTCCGGCCAGATCACCAGGGAGTGCTTGCCGTTGGCGGCCGCCAGCATGTACGGGTGTGCATACTGACGATAAAGGACAAGGCGATGCGTCTTGTATGGCGAACAACGGCCCGTGATTGTGGCCTCGACACCACCGCCACGTATGACGGTGGCAGTGCTGTTGCTGAGGCTGGCAACAGCAGCCTTAAGAAGCATGACGTCACTTTCCCAGAGTGTCATTGTTGCTCCTTGCCGGCCTTTAGCCCGACCGGCGGGGTCGGTGCTTAAAGGTCCTGGCTGCTATCGTTGGCCTTGGCGGCCTCAAGTGCCGCCTCGGCGCTTTCGAACCCCGTTACGTCGTCGGACTCATAAGCGAGCCCGTCCCGAGACACTCCATAGAAGCAGTAGCCCCAGGAGCCATCCCGAGTGTCCCAGAACACGACCACCTTGTCGCCGGCCGTCCAGCCGCCGTACGGGCTGCCAGACTGCGCCGGCTCGTCCGGCGAGAGTGTGAAGCTGTTCCAGTCCCAACGTGCCGGCTCAACTTCGGCGACGGTAACGTCGCCGTGCCGCTCACACCAGGCGTAGTGCCCAACGTAGGGCATGTCCGACGACATGCCCGGCTCCTCCCAACTGCTGTCACACCCACAATCCAGCCGAACCTTCCAATACGACATCGTGACCTCCAGGGGTGGCTAATCTCGTTGTGCCACCCGGCATCCTGCCCGCCAAGCGGGATAACGGATCGTTGTGCCGGCCTTTCTGCCCGGCCGGTGGGGCGATACCTGGCTAGTCGTCATCGTCGTCCATCAGCCAGTTGATGGACCATCGCAGGAACTCAGCATTCGCTGCGATCTGGGCTTCCTGCTGCTCGCGCGTGAGCATTGCCCAGCGTGGCTTGAAGTCGAGCTCGGCACGCTTGAGTTCTCCGAGCTCGTCGAGAGCGTCATAGTACAAATCGCGCTCACTGATCAGCCGGACGCACGCCGGGCTGAGCTGGCGCGGCTCAGCGCCGCCATCCCACGTCCACCGTTCTCGCGGCGCCGGGTGGCGGCGCTGGTACTCCTGCACCGCCTGGTGGCGGTCGCGCCAGGCAGTGCGGCAAACCTTGTCCCAGGCAGCGATCCAGCGGCGCGGGTCGAGTGCTGCGGAGCGCTGCTGGAGCGACTGAAGAGCGGCGTCACGAGTCATGATGATAGCCTCCTTTCAGTGCGGGTCGTGGTCGAAGATCACGACCGGACCGCTTGCCGGGCTGTCGTAGATCAGCCGCCCGGCCAGGCCGTGAAGGCGGTGCGCCAGGCGGAGGTACAGCCAGACTGGGCCCGGCCCGGTCAAGACAACCTCGTTGCCTTCACCGGCCAGGGCAACAGCCTTGGCCTCGTAGTCGCTAAGCTGTGACAGCTTAGCGACCTGGTCGTAGAGAGAGTCGACACGAATCGTTATGGTCTTCATGCTATACCTCCTATAGCTCTGGGCTGTAACCATCGCACGCCAGCAGATACCAGTCGTTGCCGAGTTCCGCGATCACAGTCACGGAACCACGCGTCATATCGCCCTGGCCCGACGACTCGCCGAGCCGCGCCACCAGGGCCTTGGCCTCGGCCAGGGCTTCGTCTTCAGTCTCGGCTGCAAGGCCATAGACGCTGAGGCCGTAGTGATGCAGCCAATACCAGTAGCCGGTAGTGGGATCGTAGACCGGCTCCCAGTTACCCGGTTTGCACTCAATATAGCCAAGCAGGAACTTCTCGTAGTCCTGCTCGGGGCTGTCTTGCCAGGCTTCCTCGACTTCGGACTCACTGAAGTCGGGGGTCATGTCTACGAGCTCTTGCAGAGTGCTGCCGCGCAGGCCCCGCCATGCAGACCAACCGCGCTGGAGGTCTGCATTGATGTCTGGGCTCTGCCGCACTGCGTATCTCATCGTCGTCTCCTGTATCGTTGCTGTGACTATAGTATACACCCGTCACGCAAGCGTGTCAAGTAGGTCAATGGTACTAGTTGGGCACCAAGAGGGAGGAAAACGAAAAGCCGCCGGTTGCCCGGCGGCTCTGAGAGCGGGGTCTGTTGCTCTTACAACGGCTGGTCTGCGATGACCTGCCAGGTCGCTGCCGACAGCTTCAGCAACCTATACGCCTTTGCGGCCGGGTCATAACAGATCGCAAGTGCCGCAGCGGCGTCTGGCTCGTACATCTCGTAGCGCCAGATATAGCCCCTGGCGTCGGCCGCTTTCATCGTCGCTGGCACTTGTGCCGCCAGCGCATTCCTGGCTTGTTGCAGCTCTTGTGCAGATATGCCTGCAGCCGGTTCAGACTCAGGCGTCGGAGTTGTGGCGGATGGCGCTGGCTCAGGTATCACCTCCGGTTCTAGCACAAGGGCAAATTCGGGCTCGACATGATCATGAACTGTGCCTCCTAGCATCCCAATCCCGGCGAGACAGTCGCTCGCCGTGCTCGGTGACCATACCCAGACAGCATGCGGGCCGCCGAGCGCAACGTCCTTGATGTAGGCACCGGTCCCGAGGCCGAACCCGACATCACCGTTCTCGTTTGTCTCCCCGATTACATAGCGGTTCCACCAGTCATGACCTGTCGCTGTCTGCTGTGGCGCATCTGGCCAGTAGAACGCTACCCGACGCTGGCGGTCAGGAGCTCCTCCCTTGCTGCAGTGGACCGTGAGACTTGCCGGCCCGGTCTTCTCGCGAATCGTGGTGATGCGAAACACCTCGGCACCGGGCTTGGCATCGGCCCGCTTCACCACGAACCCATAGCGCTTCTGCAAATCCACCAGGTCCACTGCCACACCATTGCGATCGAATGCCTGAATTGTCATCGTTTGATTCTCCTCTGCCGGCTGCGCCGGCGCAGGCGGTGCCTGCTGTTTGAGGGCTGCCGCCAGTCGCAGTAATGTTTCCTTGTCGTGGTCATAATCCGCCCAGTCTGACAATGCCCCGCAATCGAAGAGGGCGGCAAATTGCAGCCAGGGCAGCTGCTGGAAAGCTCGCTCTGCTTCTACCAGTTGCGCGAGATAGTCCGTCTCGGCCACTGCGCTGCGCCAGCCCTTCCTGGCCGGTCCGCCGGCAATGCTGCGATCTATGCCCCATTCGGTGAGCGCCAGCATCAGCCGGCTAGTATCTACGCCAGCCTCGGCCCACCATTGCACCATATCCTTGCAACGCAGAGCATGATACCGGTCGGTTGGATCGATGCTCCGTGTCGGATCGTAATAACCATGCAGCCCCACGAGATGACCGCCGGCCACGGCTGCTTTCACGCAGGGCGCCAGCTGCTGCACTTTCCAGCGTGACACAGCCGGGTCGCCAGTGCCGTTATCGTGCGGGTTCCCCTCCGGCAGGTTGAGGATGCAGAGTCTCAATCCTTGACCCTCGGCGAGTTCAATGCACTTCAAGGTGAATGTGTTCACTGCCGCCAGACCACTGTCGCTGTTACATTCTGGTTCATTCGGCAGCTCGAACCAGACCTCGCCCCAGTTCACGACCGTCTGCCAGCGCGGCAACATCCGGCTCATGTAACTGATCGCTCCAGCCTCACCAGCCGCCAGCAGCAGGCGATCGAAATTGTCCGTCCACCAACGGAGGCATTTCTTCCGGCCCGGGAAGGGGTCAGGTCCAGGTGAAGGGTCCATGATCTTCACCCAGGCACTTCCCAGGGCTGCCTGCACCTCGGCGGCATAGCCTGGCAATGTCTGCCAATGGCCTGTCATCTTCGGTAGCCCGGCCGATTGATAATGCAGCACTGCTGCCTGGTAGCGGGCCCAGTACTCATGCAGATATTGATCATAGCTCGCCCAGGCATTGCCACCGGAATAGTAGTAGACCGCCCGCTCCAGATCGCCACCTGCCTGTTTGAGATTGCCCGCCAGGATACGGCAGCCCCAGTCAATGTTCACCGCCGGGTCCAGCAACCGCTCCGGTGAGGGCCGGTCGGCGAAGGTGTGGTTGCTGACGACCTGCATCAGTCCCCAGGCATCGTAGCCACCGGCGTTCTGGACATTCTGCCAGTTCGATTCAATCTCAATGATTGCCGCGATCGTTGCCGGCGAAAGGCCATAGCGGCTGGCGGCTGCCTCGATTGTGGGCCGCAGTTCCTCGTATGTCATGCCATCCAGTCCTCATACGCTGTCAAGATGACGCTGCTATCGTCGTTCTGGACGAAATACCAGTCACCCACCGCCAGCCAAGCCAAAGTTCTCAGATCGAGCAGATTGTCGCCTCCGGCCGGGTCGGTATCACTCAAGGCTTGTGAATGAGCCAGATCGGCCGACCACAGTCTGCCGGCACCGCGATAGCGCAAGTAGGGCCAGGTATGGCAGAACTTGAACTTGCGGTTGTTGAACGTGTATAGGCCGCCAGCACCAGCATCCTGCGCTTGTGTCGTCTGACCACTGAACTCATGCTCATACCAATTCGGCGAAGCCTTGCCGGCGGCTGGCTTCTGTGCTTCAAGGTCTGCCGCCAAGTTGTTCAGTGTCGTCACCGAGGGAATCGCCCCATGAGCGAATTCACCGGCGGTGTAAGTGTAAGGCCGAGTTAGGCCAGTATTATCCTTGAGGTAAGCATAATTGATCGTCACACTCGCAGTTGGTGTGGAGCCCGCCGTCTGACCGATGATGATGCTGTAACGCGTCCCAACGGTTACATTAGCGCTGATATCCACGTCCAGCGTCTGATCGCCATTTGTCGTATAAGTCACCAGCGTCCTGATCCGGCTGCTGCCATTCGGGCCATGCGGGAATTGCTCGTCACAGAGATAGACCACGATCTGGTCCGTCGTGTCATTACAACCGGCAGTTGTGCATTCAAGGTGGAGTTTCTGCGCCCCACCGGCCCGGAAGGCCCAGCGCACTAGGTCTTCGTAGGCGTTCGATTGGCTATGGCTGAACTCGCCCATTTCACTGCCCAGGAGTGGCCGTTCATTGCATAGCTTCAGATATCGTGTAGCGTCTCGCAGCGTATTGAAGTCAGCTGCTGTGTGCACGGTTGGGCTGCCGGCAAAGGTCGGGAAGTTCGGCCAATCTGGGAATCCCGTCCTACCAATCAGCAGAGCCCGGTAAGTGTCAGCATTCGTATAGCCGGTATTGCCATTGCCGGCGACCACAAGCCGGGCCTGGACAATATCACCGTCGTTATAATGGCTGCTGATGTCATAGCTCAGGACGCCATTCACATCGTTCGCATCGTCCAGCCAATGATCACCTTGGCTGGTGTCAGTCACTAGTGCGTGCCAGCCGCCGCTATAGTAGATTTGCAGTTCCGCATATGGCTGACTGGCACTCGGCGCTGGGATGCTCACCCAGGCGGAGAATTCGAGGGTCGGATGGGCGGAGTGAAATGAGGTCTCCCCTGCCCAGACGGTCTTCACGCCTTGGCCCATGCTGACGCACCAGGCCTGGCTGAAGAAGCCAGTGTACCGGTGTGCCATCGAATAGCTCAGGTCGCAATTACGGGCGATGCGTTCCAGCCAGGTAGGCCCACCCAGGATCATGCCATCCGCTAGTTCGACGACGGGGACGTATGCTTCATGCATCAGTATCCCAACCTGCCCACACCAAGATAGCTCGTCCCAACTTTGAAATAGCCTCCAGCTGTGTTAGCAGTCGTATAGGCATACATGTCCGAGAGCGGGACGCCTGTCCAGGTCTCCTCCCAACGCTGCCCAAACGTGCCTTCGCGACGCAGGAGGACGATATCAGTGTCCAACTGCGTCACGGCATCGGTGATATCGAGAGTGATCACTGAGCCTACCTTGAGATCGGGATTACCCGGAATCGGACCGAGTGTTACCAGGAGCGGCGGCCGGCTGCTACGGAATGCCCGCAGCTTGGCCACCAGTTGGGCCTGAGCAATTGTCTGCAACGTGTAGCGGACGCGATCCGTTGTCGGCCGGATGTCGGAACGGCGTTGGATGTCCAGCAGATTCAGCGTCTCGCTATATTCCTGGTCGGGATCACGTGAGATCGGCCGGGCCGTCACCTCGAACTTATCTATCACCATCGCATGCATGGAGTTCGAGTTGACGAAGACCACGTCACTGCTCTTCGCATACTGTGGTTGCCAGGGCGTGCTGTTGTCCGGGTTCTTGACGGTCAGATTGCTATTCAGGCTCACGCCGCCGGCCGTGCGAGCATTGGTTTCGAGTGAGACCATCTGCCCGATCGGGTAATTGAAATGCACCGTCTCCGTGCTATTGCTGCCGGGCGGCACAACGAATGGTTCCGTCGGTTGGTAGACGACGGTCGCCTGGCCCAGGGCGGTCGGCTGATAGTGGGCCACCACTTTGTCAAACACGTTGGCGTCGTCGTAATTGAGCTGGACCTCTTCCGCCAGACTAACGCTGTACGTCGCTTCGCTCGCCGCTCCTACCCAGTGCGCCCAAGCCCAATACTTGAGCTTGCCATCCTGCGGATCAACCCAGCAGATGCCACTCTCGCTTTCCGCTGCCTCGCGCATCTTGCTGAGGCAGTCCTCTTCGTCGGCATACCACCAAGGAACCACGGTATAGGCCCGGTCCAGTTCTGTGTCGCTGAAACTGACCGCTGTTGCCAGAGTGCTGATGATCTCGTCCGCCCGCAGCGCATCACCGCCATCACCGCCATCACCGTAACCGAGTGTGCTCGGCCGGTCCTGGAGCAGATCGGTATCATAGCCATTCACGGTCAACGTGACCGTGGCGTCGCGGTTGCTCTGCGGTGCTTTCTGGATGCGGCCAATGAAAATCTGCGTGTTCGTTCCCGAATAGCCGGCACTGAACCGGCAGCGGAGCAGGCTCAGGCCATATGTGGCCGCCATGCTGCCACTCACCGTTTTGGAGTAACGGCCATCGTGATTGTCGAGTCTCACCGAGAGCGTGGATGGGATCGGCTGCCCCAGGTCGGCAATCGCTCCCCGTGCACCGGTCACGCCATACGAGTAGGAGACCGGGCCGACAATCCGGGCGGTCTCATCTACCCAATTAGTACCATCCCACTGGATCTCGAAGCCGCGCGTGGGGCTGGCATTCTGGCTGAGGGCTGGGATTACTGTACCGGTCGCTGCCACCTCGACATAGAGCGAGGTGAGCGATATGGTGTTGGACTCGGCATCAGTAACTTGTAAGCCAAACTGCGCTGCATTGATCTGGGCTGCGGTCCAGGCGGCGTTGGTGGCTGGGTTCTTGCTGATAGTCTCAAACCAAGGCACCTCATAGGTACCTGGCTCTGCGAACCAGACACCCCAACCGCCAGCACCAAAGTCTTCCGCATACTCAGTGCCCCCAAGGATCAGCAGGCGCTTGAAGCGCCCACCCCGGTCACTGGTATCAAGCACCGGGTTGTATTGTAGCCCCAGGATGCCCGCCAGACTGGGCAGCCCGCCATAGGCATAGCTGTCCTTGACTCCATCGGTAGTGGTTCTTACGTCAGTGGTAACGCCATCCTGGGGTGTATCATCCACGCATTCCCAGTTGTAGCCAGCAGAAGGCGTGAATTGGCTATACTGGCCTGGGCCAGACGGCTTGATGCCATAGACATGCGCCGTCCCCATCCAATCATCTGCTATTACAATGTCATCAAAATACCCGGCCACATGCCCACAGCCGAACCAGGCATAGCTAAACGAGAATGCCCCTACATCTTCGATGAAAGAGCCGGACAGGATGGTGGCGCCCGTGTAGTCAATGTCCAAGACGCCGTCAATCTTGACCTGGCAAATGCCAGCGCTCGTCTTGTCTGCCTTGACGCGCATCTCAATGGTGTGCTCTGTGTTGAGAGTGAGCACATGCGTGCCCGTAGCCAGCACAGTCCGGTAGGGTGCGCTGGTGGTGTATGCCCACAGTTTTAGGTGCCCCGTGGCAGCGTCAATGCATACAGCCAAGAAGCACTCACCGTGCCCCGTGTTTGAGGCGACAATGACGTTAGGCGGGTCCAGACTGCCGGCGCTATAGCTGGTGAGATAGCACCAAAACGAACAGACCGCCTCGGTTGGCGCAGGGAAATACCAATCTGAGCGTGTTGTTTCGACATAGAGCCAGCCATTGTCCGTGCCATCCAGCAGGGCGCTGTAATTGCTGGCGCTACCATGTTTGGCACTTGAGATGCTGGCCCCAGAGCCATAGTTACCGGATGTTACACCCGATTGCTCGAATGACTGGCCCTCGAACCCGGCGATCCCATAGACAGTGGTTACAGGCATTATGCTGTCGTCTCCCGCAGGACGAGCCGCACATCATGAGTCATATTGTCCGCCATCAGCGCGTCACTCCAGTCCACGACCTTCACGGTGTATGTCTCTGAGAGATGATTCACGAACGTGACCGTACTGCCGTAGGCGGCCTCAATGGCACTGACCAGGCTGCTATAGTCACTGCCCTTCACCGCCAGGCGCAACGTGAACTCATAGCGGCTGGTGACGTAGTGCTCACCCTCCGAGCCATCCAAAAACAGCCAGTCCTGGCCGACACGGACGCGCTTGCGGCTATAACCATCGCGCGCTAGCGGATTTCTCAGTCCCGAGGTCGCCCCCAATGTCCAGGTCATCGTAGTATGTTGCCCTCACCCCGAATCACGGTTGACCGCCCGGATAAATATAAGGCTGGAGATAGGGCCAGAGCCCGCCGGCCATGGATTTGAGCAAACCAGCGTCCATGCCCTTGATGCCCTCATTGATGCCACTCTTGAGCGCATCCGCAGCGGCATTGCCCAACCCCTTGAAGTTGATCGCCGACCAGGCGATACCAAAAGCTGCTCCCGCCGTCTCGGCGCCACTTCTGCCCCAGGCTTCGAAGTCTATCCCGCCCAACCCGGCCTGGACGGTGGCCGCTGGCACTGCTGGCGCCTGGACAGCGGCTGCTGCTGGCGCTGCCGTTGCCACACCCGAGCCGAGCAGCTGCTGCAAGATCGCAAGAGTGTTCGCCCCCGCTGGCGCCGCCGCTCCAGGCGTCGGATACATCAGTTGATACTGCTGATACAGGTCGAGCACCGGGTTGGCGTATTGCTCATTCGAATAGCCGCCACCGTACCCCACTGCCAGTGCCTTCTTCAGGTCATCTGGGAACTGTTGCAGTGCTCCCTTCAGGATTGCTACCGAATCGGCGATGTTCGTCGCTGGTTCGAGCAGTTCCTCGCTGGTGTGGCGGTTCTTGAAGACGCCACCATAACGATCGCTCACGTCCGAGGGCATCACCTGGCCGAGCCCAGTTGCCATGCTCGTCGGATTGATCGCACTGGGGTTGAAGCGGCTCTCGAAATAGAGCACGGCTCGCACCAAGTTAGCATCAACCCCCTGACGCTCCGACTCAGCCCGAATGAGTGCATCTATTTCCGGTGGCACTGGTGCCGCCACGAGGCCACTCTGCCCCACTCCACCACCACCTGCCTGGCTGATCAGGCTGGCGGCATTGGATAGGTCGCTTGCTGCCCCGCTCAGCCCTGTCGCCGCGTCACCGAGCGACGGGCCGACTTGAGAGACGACCTGGTCAATCAGCTGTTGTTGTGTCAACTGATTCTGGGCCTGGGTCTTGTAAGCCTCGATCAAGGCCGGCATATCATAATCCGACGGAACGCGCGGCTTCAGTAGATACTCGGCCGCCATCACCGCCGCCGTATGGGCGTCGGCAGTCAGGGGAATGCCGGCCCGCGTCGCTGTCTCGGCATAGTACGGTTGTTTCATCGTGTTCAGCGTGTCCTGGGCGATCGCCGCCAACCGATCCAGGAACTCTGTCGGCTTCGTTGGCGTCCCCTGGCCCTCACGCAAGAGCGTCTGAACAGCGATACTGTTATAGTCCTGCGTATCCTTGAGCAGGCCCTTGATCGTGTCCTTCATGGTGCTCAGGGCTGTCTCGGCTTTTGAGGCGGCTTTCTGTGCCTCGGCGAGCTGCTCCGCTACTTTGCGCGTTGCTTCGCTCTCGGCGAACTGGCCCATTGCTCGCCAGTATTCGCTCTCGGTGGCATACCATTCACGCTGTGGCACGACGATGCCCTGGAGAATATCGCGGGCGCGGATCATCTCGCGGTTGTATTCTTCTTGGGCTTCAGTCAGGTCTTGTTGTTCATGGTAGGCCTTGCCTGTAGCGGCCTCTTGCGCCGGCGTCCAGACGCCGCCCATGCCAGCCGTACCGTGTACACCCATAAGACCACCGGCCGGGGCGGCAGCGATATCCTGCTGCCACATCTGCTGCTGCGTGCTTGGCAGTCCCTCGGTGACGATGTGCATGCGAATCTTCAGATCGCGGTCTGTCAAAGACTGGACAGCACCACCAAGTGTCTGGACTTTCTCTGTCAGTTCATCAACTGCCGCGCTTGTACCATGTGCTTTCTCGGTGGCGACGCCCAGTTTGTTAGCCAGCTCGGTAACCCAGGGTGGCAGCGTCACGCCTGCGAACAGACGGTCTAGCTTCGGTGCTAGTTCCGTTCCGATAATGTTGCCGAGCTCTCTAAACGCGCCTGTAATCAGCTGTATCGCTGGCAATGCTGGAGCCGGCAGCAGCTTTTCTTGTAGACTAGGCATACCTCCAAGCTGTTGCTCGATATCTTGCAGCTTGGCGGTCTCCGTGATAACTGGCGACAGCAGCTTAGAGACACCGGCTACCTCCTGTGACAGCCGGTTGATGCTCGGGGTTGCTGCCATAGCGGCCGTATCGCTAAGGTCTTTCAGGGCAACACGCAGCCGCTGTGCTCCGTCCGCTGCCCCTTCGGCCCCTTGCCGCCAGCCAGGCATATTAGCGTCAGCCGCCTTGACCACTGCATTCCAGATCGCCATCTGTTGCTCAGCAGTCGTAAGCTCGGACGCGGTTTTGTGGACGCTGGCAGCGTAGGCCTCCATCGCCTGGGCTTGATCAATCTTGATACCGGCAGCCTGCAACGGCCTGGCCATGGCGCGGCTGACACCCTCACTGATCTCAGTCAAGAGCGTCATCGTGTCGCCGCCAGTCTCTACTGCCGCCGCACGAGCAAGCTTGATCATGTCGACGAACTGGGCCGACATTGTGTTGCCGGTCATGAGCATGACACGGTTGTACTGCTGCATCATGTCAGATGCATCAACAGTACCTGCCGCAGCCTCTTCAAAGGCCCTGCGCATTGCATCGCCAGTGGTGCCGGCAGTTTGTGCAAGCTCATCGAAATGGCGCTGCATATTGATGAGCTGGCCGCCTTCCAGGCCCATGCCAAGCCATTTGTCGAAGGTTATTCCCAGGCCCTTACCAACCATGCCTAGGCTGCCAAGCTGCATGATTGTGTTCAGGCTCTGGCCAAAAGCATTGACCGAGTCAGCCGCGCCCTTGGCACTCGTCGAGACTTTGTCGAAGCTCTCGCTGCCCTTAGCACCGCTGTTCTGCAGCTGACCGCCGGCATTCTGTGCTTCAGCACCAGCACGGCGGATTGTCTCTGCTACCTGGTCAACAGCCGGTGCCGTCGCCCCGAGAGCGCGCGTTCCTTC